GAAATTTATAAAGTGGATCGTAAATCCAATTTCAACAAAGTTTTCATCGAATGGGAATTGGCCGCAGCACTGGATCAAGAGGGGCGACAGTTGCCCGGACGTCAGGTTTTGAAAAATAACTGCACCTGGATCTACCGGACGTATAATAGTGTTACCGAGGAATTTGATTATTCCACTGCCACATGCCCTTACGACGGTGTGGCAACTTATGACGCGAACGGGAACATCGTCACCGACCCGTCGCAGGACCGATGCGGAAAGTTATTGAGTAGTTGCAAGCTTCGCTTTGGAGAGACGGCTAGCCTGCCGTTTGGAGGGTTTCCAGGCGTAGGGAGATTCTAATATGTTCACCCCTGAAGTGATTAAGGCGGCTAAAAACCATGCCCGCCACGATTATCCCAATGAAAGTTGTGGACTGGTAATCGACAACGTTTACTGGCCAATTAAAAATATTTCACCCAATCCCAGAACCGCGTTTGCCATGCCGGATACCGCATGGCCTGTGGACGCGGAAGTTCAAGCGGTGATTCATTCTCATACCAATGGGAACGTGGCACCAACGGAGCCGGACATCGCCGGACAAATCCGATCAGCAGCCCCTTGGGGATTGATTATCGCCAGGAGCAATGAGGTGGTCAGTGACCCGTTTTTCTTTGGCGATGGCCACACCGACCATATTCCACTCCTGGGGCGAACCTGGCGAAACGGGCCGACGGGTACGGATAACGCAGGGGATTGTTACGCCCTGGTGCGTGATTATTACCGACGTGAGAAATCAATACGGCTCAATGACTACCCGCGCAATGAGGACTGGTTGGCCGACGGCCATAACTTTTTCGTGGATAATTTCGAGCGCGAGGGGTTTGAGCAAATTTCAGCGGATGAATTGCAACCGGGTGATTGTTTTCTGATGGCGGTCTTGTCCAAAGGCGTGCCAAATCACTGTGGGGTTTACGTTGGAAATGGTTTGGGGATGCACCATTTGATGAACCGCTTAAGTCGTCGGGAGCCGTTACACACCTGGAGAAAGTTCATCACCCATTACCTGCGTTATACTGGTAATACGAGTGGTGGGTAAATATGAAGACGATTTATTTTCACGGCTATTTGCGTGAGAAATTCGGCAAGTCCATGAAGTTTGACGTTGAAAACCCCGCAATGGCGCTTTCAGCGCTTCGCTCTCAACTGCCTGGCTGGCGTGAGGCGGTGCGAGACGGCAAGTTCGTGGTGATTCGTGGCGCGTTTGAAGACGGTTATTCGATTGACCAGAACGAGTTCGGCATGAAATTCGGACGCACCCGAAGCCTGCATATCGTGCCTTACATTGAAGGCGCGGGGGGCAAGGCGGGGATGGTTGTAAAAATCGTGCTGGGGGTCGTTCTGATTGCCGCAGCGGTATTTACCGCCGGGGCTTCCCTGGTGGCGGGCGCGGCCATTATTGGACCATCCTTGGGGATCGGTGGCGCGTTGGCCACTGCTGTGCCTGGTACGTTTGGCTTAATCAGCGCCGGTACGGCCCTGTTAATCGGGATTGGTCTTGCCGTTACCGGAACCACTGGATTACTCACGCCAAAAGCAAATTTAACCGGATTAGATTACCAAGATAGGGGACCGTCCGATGAGCGTAACTCGTTTCTATTTAATGGGCCAGTTAATAACGGCACTCAGGGCGTCCCGGTTCCACTGGTGTACGGGCGTATGCGGGTTGGTTCTGTGGTCGTTAGTAACGGATTAGCCACGGAAGCGGTGAATTAATGCGAATCCAGGGTAGTGGGGGCGGTAAACCGAAAAGCAGCGGCAGTCAACCGAGAGCTGCTGTTGAAGCGCCGAACACGCTTCAGTCCAAAAATGTAGCCCGCGTCATCGACCTGATTTCCGAAGGGCCGATTGGCGGACTGGTGAACGGTTTGCAGTCCGTTTATTTTGATGACACCGTACTGCAAAACGCGGACGGTACGTTCAACTTCGACGGCGTAACTGTAGAAACCCGTGAGGGTTTACCTGATCAAACCGCGCTCCCTGGCTTTCCTGCTATTGAAACCGAGGAGCAAGTCGGCACTCTGGTGAGCGACAGCAACCCAATTGTGCGGACTATCAACGACGCGAACATTGACGCCTTGGTGGTGAAAATCAGAACCCCTGCCATGACGGAACAATCCAGTAATGGTGACCTGAATGGCTCACGAGTAGAATTTAATATCGAAATACAGCCCAACGGTGGAACCTATGAGAGCATCACTCACAACAAGCGCTGGGAATCTTTCACCGGAACACAGACCTCCAACAATGCTAGCGGCTTACGAATCACTGCCAAAACTACCCTGACCGGATATGTGGGCACCAAGCAGACTGGAACCGTGACCGTCCAATACCGACTGGTCGGCGCACCGTCTTGGACCACACTGGGCACTCGAACGTTTGAAGAGTATATCAGCGCCACCAGCTCAGCATATAACCGCATGGCCATGTCCTCCAATGATTTCTCGGCTACTTTTGAAATCACTGGTTTATCCCCTGATCAATACGAGTACCAGGTAACGTCAGGCACTGCCGTGGCAAGTTCTGAATTGGTGCAATCTCCAATTGTAATTGAAGGCAAGACTACCAGTTCTTATGAAGCGGCTTATCGAATTGAGTTGACCGGTAGCGCCCCTTGGAACGTCCGTGTCACCCGTATCACGCCAGACAGCGAATCTATTACGCTCCAGAATGATATTTATTTCTCCACCTACACCAAGGTTATCGACGCTAAATTAACCTACCCCAACAGCGCGGTAGTAGGTCTGACCGTGGACGCGCAGAACTTTGGCCAGAACGTGCCGACTCGTTCCTATGAGGTGAAAGGGATTTTACTCCAGATTCCCAGCAACTATGACCCGGAGACCCGTCAATACGACGGAATCTGGGACGGGACATTCACCACGGCTTATTCCAATAACCCGGCCTGGGTGCTGTATGACCTGCTGACCAACGCTCGTTACGGCTTGGGCAATGACATCAAAGCCGCCAACGTGGACAAGTTTGCGCTGTATGATATCGCTCAGTATTGCGATGAATTGGTGGATGACGGCTACGGTGGCCAGGAACCCCGCTTTACGTTCAACGGGGTACTGAATACCCAAAGAGAAGCTTACCAAGTCATTAACGCCATAACAGCCGCATTTCGTGGGATGTCTTTTTGGTCTACCGGAATGGTAACTGCCATTCAAGACGCCCCCGGTGATCCGGTCAAACTGGTAACCCCGGCTAACGTGCTGGGCGGTCTGTTTACTTACTCCGGCTCCAGCCTCAAGGCGCGCCACACTGTCGCCCTGGTAACCTGGAATGACCCGGCGGACGGCTATAAGGCAAACATCGAGGTCGTGGAAGACCCCGAAGGAATCCAGTTATACGGTTGGCGACAAACTGACACCATCGCATTCGGCTGTACGTCTCGTGGACAGGCGAGACGGTTTGGCAAGTGGATTCTGGACTCTGAGCGATACGAGACGGAAACCGTCACGTACTCCGTGGGGCTGGACCATTACGACGTTGGGCCAGGTTCTTTGGTGAGTGTCCTGGACCCAGCGTATGCGGTGGTAGAACACGGCGGACGGGTCGCCTCCAACACTAGCACCAGCGTGACCGTGGATCGTCCGGTACTGATTGAGTCAGGTAAAACCTATACGCTATCCGTGGTGATGCCGGATGGCTCAATCGTAGACCGGGCGCTGACCAACAGCGCCGGAACAGTGGTGGAGCTGACATTTAACGACGCGTTACCAGATGACCCGTTGCCCGGTGCCATGTGGATTATCGCCAGTTCTGAAGTGTCACCGCGCACCTTCCGTATTCTGAATATGCGCGAGCTGGAAAAGACCCAATGGGAAGTCACCGCGCTGTTTCACGATCCCACGAAATACGCACGGGTGGAGGAGGACCTATTCCTGGAGCCTCCCAGTTACACGGCGATTCGCACCGGGGCTATTGTACCGCCCACTGAGATGGCCATTCAAGAGTACCTGTATCAAGCCGGGCCGTCCATCAAATCAGCGGTCACCATCTCATGGGCCACGTCTGATGACGCACGGGTTATGTTTTACGAGATTGCGTACAAGGGGCCGAATGACCCGGATTACCGGTACTACCGGACGATTAACGGAACATCCATTGACCTGCATGACACCATCGCGGGCACTTATTCGTTCCGGGTCCGGGCCATGGACGCGGGCGGTATCCGCAGTCAGGACTTGATTGGCACGTTTGAATTGCGCGGTCTACTGAACCCGCCAAGCGATGTTGATAATTTCCGCATATCGATGGTAGGCACAACAACGTTCCTGGCG